TAATTGCATTTATGGCTGATGCATTAGTAGTAATAGCAACGCCATTAAGTTTAAATGTTCCATTTATATCTACAGCACTTTTACTTAATTTTAAAGCAGAGTTTTCTCCTGTTCCATCTTGAACAGTTTGTTCAGTAGATGTTAGACCTGTATTACCTGATCCAACTTGCAGGAGTTGTTTATATGTATTTGCAATTAAATTTCCAGTAAGTGTACTCATTAAACCATATTCCATTCAGTTGTTTCGTTTTCCCACTCAGTTGTAGCTAGTTGCCAAGCAACATTTCTATCATTATTAAGAGGAGGTCTAGGATTACGAAGTGTTTCGTCATCTCTTACATTAGGAGTTTTATTTTGTGGATGATTTTTTAAATCAAAGCCGCCCTCAAAATCTTCAGGGCATACCATCATTCCATAACTATTCATTCGTAATACTCTCAGAGGATATGCAAATCCACAAGTATCACAAATTCCTTTAGCATTTTTATTTGTTGCCATAGTACTACTCTAATTAAATATAACTAAGTCTTGGTCTAATATACATATTAGCCCTTTCTTTATCTTCTATATTAGCTCTACCTAATAATTCTTCGTAGTTTTGTTTTAACATTGTTATTCTATTTGCATCAACACCCGGTCTTTTCATAGACATGTAATATGCTAAACCAGCAGTTAAACAAGGTAAAAACCTTTTAGAAATATCTGCATTCTGAAGTGCAGATCTATTTATATCTTCAAGCTCACTAATTTTTTCTACTTTTAATTTGTCTGTAGAATTTTCAGGAATAGGCCAAAGGAATATTGTAGGATTATCTCTATCTCTTTTTATACTGTATTGAGTTGGTCTTCCAGTTTGTCCCTTACGTGGAACTTGTAAATATTCTTCATAAGATATACGATCTAAAGGTAAATCAGTATTATCTCTATTTAAAATAACCTGTAGTGTATCTATAGTTGAGTCACTAAGAGGATATGAGGTAGTGCTTGTAGAAAGGGATATAACAGATGCTTCTGTTGTCCACAACAAAATTTCTCTATTCTGCCAATCTTTTAACATTAAATTTAATGATCGACGAGCAGAGGCTGGCTCATGACCTAGAGTTTGTTCTCCTCCAATCATCTCCATAGCTTCTTCAATAACTTCGTCTATATCTAAATTAAATGTAAATGTTCCACTTGTAGCCATTTAATTTATCCTTTTTTGCGTTTATAAGATATAACTTTCTTTTTACGCTTTTTCTTTCGAGGAGGTTTGGTAATCTGTTGTGGTATGTTTGATCTACCAATAGCCATTACTTCTTCTTCTTTTTACCAGATGCCATTGCATATCTTTGACGAACGGGACCACCCTTAGACATGTACTTACTCTTCTTCATTGCTCCACCTTTAGACATGTATTTGGTCTTTTTCATAGACCCTCCTTTAGACATATACTTAGTCTTCTTCATAGACCCACCTGCTTTTTTAGAAGCATATTTAGTCTTCTTCATTCTCAATCTCCTCTTGATACAAATTATTAAAAGTTAAATATGGATTCATATAACTATCGTGTATTTCTGCTGAGTGAACATATTGACTAGGTGCAAAATCTGGTGCGCCTTCACCAGTTACCCATAATGCAGGATTAGTAACCCTTACTCTGTTATTAGGTAATGCTACAATATTACCTGTGTATTCTCCTGCATCAACTAGCTCTAATACATGTGATTGTTTATGTTGAGCAGGATCATCTGATATTGGACTATCGGTATAATCTACAGTAAATAAATATCTTCCAGTATGAAAAACATTATCTATTTTACATAACCAAGGGCTTGATGATATTCTATCCATTACTATTATAGCATGATTTCTAGAAGAACAGTCCCAAGGTTGAGCTAAATGAGTAGCCATTTTAGTAGGCCACTCTTCTAATCTAGTATCAGCTACAAGGGCTGTAATAGGCATTCTTGCCCACATAGCCCCACCATGTATATTTTCTTCTTCGTCACAACCAGTAAAGACAACATTGAAAGTTAGTGATCTATCTGGTATTGTATTAACTGCAATTACTAAAGCATGTAAATATTCGCCTTCGTAATCCATATGATTGTTTGTAAATTCTTTTCTCACCCAACATTTAAAATGTGGAATGTTTGAACTAAGGTATGCCATTGTTATTTTTTTCTTCTTTCTTTAGCTGCCTTTAAACTTTTCTTTGCGGCTTTAGCTAATCTTGCTTGTTCTGGTTTACCTCCAAATTTTGATCTCTGTTCTAAAACAGTTAGTATTTGAATTTTTCTTGCATATGGTTTTTTAATTCTCCTTACTTTAGCAATAGTATCTCTAGCATCTTTTACTGTCGCATATTTTATACTAACAGTATCTTTTGGATTCTCGTCAGTATAAAGTCTACGACCAGAACCTTTAGGTTTTTTTCCTGTTCCTACTTTTGGGTCTTTTCTTTTTCTCATTTTTCTTCACATAGTTTTTAATAATATTAGATTGTTGTTTATGTAAACGAGAAGCTTTAGATAAAGCTTTGGAAACTTTTTTTAATTGTTTAGCCATTTAACACTTCCATCTTCTTCTAGCTTGTCTAAGTCTTGAATTAGGATTCTTAGCAGCTTTAGGAAACTTTTTCATTTGTCCTGCTGATCTAGCACAATAACTTTTACGCCTAGCTGCTCTTGCTTTACTACGAGGTTTTGATTCGGTCACAGCAGTTTTAAGTTTACTACCGGGATTTTGTCTACGATATTTAGCTACTCCTTTAGCAGTTAAACCTGCACCAGATTTAGTAGGACGTTTATGACCACCTCCAATGGTCATTCCCTTCATACCTGAACCTTTTCTTACACTTTTCTTTTTTATTTTAACAGCCATATGATAACCTATTTACCTTTCATAGCTTTACCAAAACCTCTTTTAGCTACCCCACACCCTCTAGGTTTAATCTGACCACCCTTTGATTTAGTGAATGTTTTAACCATTGTAGGCTTACCACCTACTCCTTGAGGCTTGGCTCTTTTTCTTTTAACAGCAGATCTTTTTTGAGATTCTGTCATACGTTGTGCTTTTGCGAGGGGTACACACTTAGGATACTTTCTCTTACTGCCTTTAGCAGACTTTCTACCGCAAGGTTGAAACTTACCATCTTTCTTTGGCGCACCTATGTCAACCCACTTTTGACCTACCCATTCTCGTAAGCCACCGCCTTTTTTCTTTTTAACTGTCTTTTTCTTTTTCTTACCGCCGGGAGTTACTTTACCACTACAAACTGCAGATGCATACATATTAGCATATGCTGATGGATAAACATCAAACTTTCTTTTTGCTGCTGCTTTTCCTTTTGGACAAAGTTTTCCCATTTTACATTCCTCGTTTTTTATATGGTCCTCTACTAAAACCTCTTTGTGCAACACCGCAACCTAAAGGTTTACCAACTTTACCACCTTGTTTTTTAAATCCCATTTTATTGCGAACAGGTGTAGGAAGTTTACTAAGACCTACATTATCTTCAGGAACATCTTTTAATACACCACCTTTTTTTCTGTGTATTGTCATATAAGGCTCAAATTCATCTGCTTTTCCTTCACGAGGGAATCCTAACATATCTTTATATTCAGAATCAGACATACCTTTTGCCCACTCTGGTCGATTATCAGTAGATTTTTTCTTACCTCGTAATAATTTTTTAGCATCCTTAGTTTTAGACTTACTTTTTTTCTTACCAAAAAATTTTGCTGCTTTTTTAGCTACATTTGTTGCCATTTTAAATCTCCTTTAAGATTTTCTAACTGCACCAGCACCTCGCATGGCTACGCCACACCCTCTGCCAATACCTACTTTGCCACCGCTTTTAAGTCCTTCAAAGCCACCCATTGTTCTTAGCTCTTTTTCTAGTTCTTTCATATTCGTATCTCCACCAACGTCTCCTCGCATCATTCTTTGACCTACATTAGCACCAGATGAATATGTTCCTTTATCAGTAACTTGTCCTTTTTTACCTACACCAACCAATCCTGATGTTACTAAACGTCTAAGTTGTGCAGATGATAAATCTTTCCTTTCAGGAGGTTTTTCTTTTGATCTTATTGGAGCATTAATAGAAAGTGTTTCTCTTTCAGTTTCTCCTACTCTACTTGGTATTTTATCTGTTTGCCCAAATTTAGATTCTTTTATATCTTTTTTATATTGTTTTATAAGATTTTCATACTCTTTTTCTTCTGCTTTAGTCAATCCTTTAGGTATAGCAAACTCATCAACTGGTTTTCTTTTTTTAGTTTTTGGTTTGCTTGAAGTTTTCTTTTTAGAAGAAGTTTTTTTCTTTGCAAGCTTTTCAGCTTCTGCTCTAGAAATATCTCTCGACTCCATTAACTCTTTAACTTTATTAGAAGGACGACCTCTTCTACTTTTTCTACCTCTTTTAATTGTTGCTTTTACAAGACCTCTTGGCATTAATACCTCCTATTGATAAAATATTTCTTTTATTGAATCATAGTTATCTAAAAAAGTTGCCCTACTAAAAACTTTATTATTATTTAATCTAATCATTCCCTTACTTACATCTTTATGTACCTCACCTTTTTGATGTGGTGTTTGATTAGAATAATCAATAAGAGATTGGTTTTTGTAAAAAGATAACATATAATTAATCATTTCTTTATTACGACCATGTTCTGGTCTAATATATTTTCCTTGCTCTAAACAAGTATACATCATATACTTTTGAAAGTCATCACTGTGATAAAAAGAAAAAACATTATTTGCTCTTCTAGTTGATAGATTTGTCATTAGATACCAAGGTCCAATAACTCTATCAGTGTATGCAAAATTAAATTTAATCCACCATAAAATTTTAAAAGGATTATCTTTAATTTTTATTGGCGATGCCTCAATAAAACTTTCTAGTTCTTCAACTACTATTGTGCTTTTACACTCTGGTATTTCTTCTGCAATATCTTTTATTAAATCTTTCCAAGATTTATTTTTATATGCATTATTCCAAATGTGAGGCCATCTAGCTGTTATTAAACCATGATAATAACCATCATTATGAACTGTGCCATTTGATAATGTATTACCGGGATGTCCTATAACTGATACAGAGTCTTCTGGATGAAGATCAGAATTATTAATTAATCTATAATTATATTTATTATCTATTATAAATTTATATAAAGCAGGATTAAATTGATTTAAAGCTTTTCTATTTTTTATATCTTCATCAAAAGTAAATACGGCTCTAACTTTATCTTTATCACAATTTTGTAAAAATCCAGCATACATTGTTGCTGAGTCAAAACCACCTGAAAGAAAAACATCAATGTATTTATTATTAGATAATAAATTAATTCTATTAATTTTATCTTCTATACACTTAATTAAGTTTACTTCTTTTATTTCTGTTGGCATTTTAAGCTGATATTTTTCATCAACTTTATATAAATTTTTTAAAGTGCCTGTTCTATCAAGAGGTTCAGAAGGCATTCTACCTAAAAAGAATAATAAAAATTTATACCATTCTGGATAATTAATTTTATCAGTACAGTTATATAAATGTTTAGAGTTTATTTTAATAACTGCTAGATTAGACATATTTAAGCAGAGTAATCATATTCTTTATTATCAATAACAACCTTACTAAGATCAACGGCAGTTCTATTAGCAGACGGACCTTTTCTAGCCGCACCATATCCTTGACCAGTTGGTCTACCTGTGCATTCCATTCTTTCTTCTTTATAACGATCAAAGCCCTGTTTATCGTCAGAATAAATTTTATTGTTAATAATTTTCATAGCTATTCTCCTTACTGTGATCCTTGAACTAGAGTATTTGCCGATCCTGCAGGACTAGCATTGTTTTGCATATTATCTTGACGATTTCTTCTCGCCTGATTTCTTAATCCTTCTATAGCACCTTTATATTCATTTGTAAATACAGCAGTAAATGTTGTATCTTTCATATATAAAAATGCTTCAATCATAGAAGCATAGAATAAAGCATTATAACAAAAGTCAGAAAAATAATTGTTAGGTGTAGCAGACGTTAAAGTAGTTGGTCTTGCAACATAAACAACTTCACCCTGATATGCTGAAGTAGGGGTAGGTGCTAAATATATAGAGGAATTATTAGCAACTGCATAATATTTAGGAACTCCAGTTGAGGTATCAGCGAAGGGCCAATAATCATTTATAAACTCTTCAGTTCTTTGAAGTAAATTAATTTTACTTCCACTGGCTCTTAGGTTGACATGCCTAATAATTCTTGTATCATCTGCAATAGAAACAGTTTGATTACTAACCGCACAAGTAATAGAAACAGTAGTATTTAAACCAATATCATCTAATTCTTTAACTAATCTATTTTCAGCTTTATTTACAAATCTAGGAATTTGATCTACAAATTCTGTACCTGTATTTTCCGCTGTATTAATAATATCATTTACAAGATAGGTATAATCAACCATAAGCTTTATCCATAATAAATATAAAACTTTCCACCATTACTAGCACCTGATAATGAAACTTTACCAATACATTTTACACCAACATCATTAAGATATACATTGTCTGTGGTGTTTGCTGCTAATGTAGAATGTTTAATTTTAGTTCCATTTTGATCACCAACTGCTATTTCAGACGCTGCTGTCACTGCAAAACTATAAACTTGTATTCTAGTATCTGCAATTGTAACACTTGTTACTGCATCAACAAAAATACCATTTCCTCCAGCACCACCTGTAACTTGACCTAATCTAATATTCGACATATTATTCTCCAATCAGAGTAAGAGGAGAGATTTCTCTCTCCCCTTATCCTAGTTTTAGTTACCCTGATTACCAAAGAAACCTCTCCAATCGGAGAAACCAAAGCTATAACGCTCTCTAGCCTTAAAGCGAAGGTTGCCCGTATCGAAGTCAGGCTCCATCTTGGTTTGCAGTGGCGCACGAACAAACATTTTAGTACCATTAGGAACATTTGTCTTAATGAAAAATGCATCTACATCAGTAAATCGACGGTTGATGAATACACCACTTGGAAGCATAGACATGCTTTGAATAGAGTTTACATCATTCCATCCTGCTGGATTGGTAGCAGCTTGTGATCCCCCAAGAGAGGAAACTGTACCAGACGCAGGAATAAGCGTCGAGTTTAATAATGAGTTTGAAGTTGCCCAGTTATCTGGAGCAACATGCAATGATACTGCACTGCCGCCAACAAGAATGCCTCGATCATCCTTAATCTTTTGAATGGTCGTAAGAGCAGACTCTAGCGAAGCAAACGATAAGTCTGCCGAACTAAGTACGTTAGATTGTGTACCGTCTACAGTTGGATGAGAAGCACTAAAAAGTGGTTGCCCATCACCACCTGTAAAGGCAGCATTAAAGCCATTGTTGAAAACATCTGCAGCTTTTACCTGCTTAGTATTACCCATAGCTCTCGCAAGGGCTTTAGCCCGAAGCTTGGCAAATGTATCATACAGATTATCTTCCATAGCTTCTTCGGTAACTGCAAAAGCAAGTGCAATTGTTTCGTTAGTATAACGAGCAATAAAACTTTCGCTTGCTTCTTCATAAGTAACAGCAGCACCTTCTGCTTTTACTGGCGCATTACCGAAGCCTGTGAACAGAACTTCTTCTTCAAATGCCCGGTCTGAATTTTCAATTTCAAATAACGGCACATGTTCATTTTCAACTTCTCCGTATTCCAAACCAAAAATAGCATTTAGACCGGGAAGCAGTTGTTTGCTAATACTAGCTCTATTAATAGCCATAATTTAACCTCCCTTAAATACCAGATGGTGCAGACAACTTAGCGTCTACATGTTTGACAATACGAACTTCAACTACTGGAAATGCTCTTTCAGCAGAAACAGCAATATCATTACCGGGAACATCCTCGACACCAATAGGTCTTACAGGAAGAATAGTGGTGGCCCGAGTCGAAGCTTTAATACCAAACCCAGAGTTACCCGTAAAGGTGCTGCCTGTGCCTAGCGTCAAGCCAAAGTTCAACTGGTTAATATCACCTGCACTGAGCGAAGCATCCGCTTGGATAAAGTACGTTGAGGCAGGGTTAGTATCTACCATTGCTTTAATGTTAGAAGCACTGGTATTTGCGGGCCAATACTGTGAGAATTTAGGCTCACCATCAGCCTCATAAAAGACTCCCTGAAAAACACCAACCGCAAAGTCGGCATCTGCAGAAACGGGTTCAATATTACCGAGACTGGTTTTTACCAAATCACCCGTGAAGATGCTTCTCGCATCCCCCGAAGCAATAGGCAGTTCGTCTACACCAGTGGAGTTAGTACCTGAACCACGTTTACGAGCAGGAAGGAAGCCACGAAGATTTTTTGTGTCAGACATAATGTCTCTCCTTTCCTAAGTTGCACCGTTCCCTGTTTTTATTCTTGAAAGCTTGGTCGCCTTCCTCTAGTAACAGTCGAACGATTATTATTTGATATAGGCATACGAGAATCTGAGTTACTTTCTAACTGAGCATTAACTGCATCCATTAGTTGTCTACTCTTATTTTCATAATACCTTTTACGAGCAGCAAGCTTGCCAAGGGGCATTTTAGCCAAAGCTAAGTCTCCACGACAGACTGTACCAGCATACCGCCCTTCCTCTTGAACGATAGAGGTCATAGATAGTTCAGGAACTTCTTCAGGATTTACAAAAGTCCAACCTTCTGATTGCTTCTTACCAACATTTTGATAATCATCAGAGTTGCGTAATGTAATACGAATCCACCGTAGACCCATTCCTTCATTCTCAAAGCGTCTATATACGCTATCAGGAATCTCTAGAGCATTAGGCTCTTCATAGGTCCATTCAGTTTCTTCTCTGGAATTATGTTCTCTTGTATCAATGCTACGTTCTTTAATTGGTTTCCGTGTATTCATCTTACTGTACTCCACGCTTAAATGTTATATCTGTATATTCACTGTCTGACTTATCAACTTTTAATTTTTCAGCAGCATATACCTCAAGTGGTATGTTCCATTTCTGAGCTATCCTTACATCTTCTTGGGATAGTTTTACTTTCTTATTAGAACTGGTGGGACTGCGTGATGTTCCTGCCACCACCTGAGAGGGTTGTTGAGTTACGCTAGCTTCAACACTCTCTTTTTCTTTTTGATCAAATTTTTGTGGAAATTCATTCCTTAATCTACGATCAATCTCTTCATAAAAATCTTGTTCTTTAGGATCATAACCTGTTTGTTTTAACTCTGCATCAATTGCGTAAGCTGCAGCAGTCATAACTGAATCCTTACCAAACCATTTATTATTTTCTGCCCAGTCAACCGCTAATGCATCAGGTTGTTGAACAGGTTGTTGTTGCACTGGTTGTTCTTGTTGTGCTTCATATTTTTTCTCATAATCTTCAAGTGCATATTGATGACGTTGTAAATCATTAATATTATTTGATGCTCTTTGAAGAACATCTAAAGCTGCTAAAGTTCTTTCTGGATCACCAGAATTATATGCTTCGATGTAATCATTTTTAGCTAAAGCCATCTGTTCTTCTAATTGTTTTTGTGAAACTGTGCTGTTAGCTTTTTGAGTATCAACATACGTTCTCTCCATATTCCTTAGATTTTTTTCTAAATCTGTTTTTTCTTGTAGGAGAGCTTGAATACGCTCGTCTCTTTCCTTTCGTTGTCTAACAAGATTTCTAATTCTTTTTTGTGCGCCTGATGTTTCAATACCATCAAGTTCTTTAATAGGTTCTTTCTTTGCTTCTTCTAATTCTTTTTTGGGTTGTTCGATCTCCTCTGCTGTTTCAACTTCAGTAGATTGTTCGATCACCTCCTTTTCATTAGAATCATCTTCAACTTCAAAATCAACCTTCTCTGGAATTGTAACGTCACTCCATTCCGAATTATCATCACTCATTTAATTTTTTCCTTTATACGCTGTTTCGACACAGGCGGTTACGAATAATTTATTATACAATATAATTTTAACTGATGCAACTGCACTAGTTAGATAAATTATAAGTTGGATCTAAATCTTTTGGATTTTGAACTCTCATAATAATTTGATCATCATATAAAAGAATTAGTTTAATTCCTTTATAGTGAAGTTTAATACCTGCATTTTTTCCATAGCATACATAATCACCTTCTGCACACCAAGGAATATCTGCAAACTTATCTACATCTTTATATGCTAGATCACCAATTTTTAAAACTTTTCCAACAGTTGTTAAATAGGCAATATCATCTTTTGTAGAATCTGGTAGATATATACCACCCTTAGTTTTAGTTTTAACTGATATTGGTCTAACTAAAACATGATAGCCGGGAATATCTGGTAGGATATCTGGATCAGAAATATCTTCTTCAAATCCTGTAATCCATTGATCATTCTTTATAGCTTTATTTAAAGCTTGAACTTGCATGGTTAATTCTCCTCATCATCATAGTATCGTTTTTTTACAATAGAAAGAATATTATTTCTCGCCCATGAAATTCCAGAATGGAATCCTACTAATTCTTTATATGTTGCGTAATCAGAAGCTCCACCTTCTGCTAGATTATCTTTTATTGAAGTCATCTCTTTTTCATATGACTCAACAATCTCATCCCATAAATTCATTTAAATAAGCACCATTCCAATAACAAATGATACTGTACCTACAATTAATACTTTTTTCCAAATATCACAGGGTTCCATATGTCCTTCTGGTAAACATTCACAAGAACCACATCCTACAATAGTTTTAAATTTAAATAAATATTCTTCATATATTTCTTTAATTTTAAATTTATATTCTTTAATAGAAAATTTAACTTTATTAATTAATTTTTTAATCTTACTAGTTATTTTATCCATCTTTTAAATCCTTTATAAGATTAGTAAGAGTTTTTAAACTTTCTGATTCTAGTTTAGTATCTGAAGATATCTTATTTCCAGCTAACCTTGTTAAAAGTTCAGCAGCTTTATAAGCATTATTATCGTCTATCTTTTGTTCTTCTAATGCACCTTTAAGTAAAGTTTCAATAGCTTTACTAGCTTGCTCTGCTTGACTCTTTTGCATCTCCATAGCTCTATCTCGCTGCTTTTCATCTCCATCTGTAATATACTTAATAACTATTTCATTTTCGTCAATATCAAGCTCTCTATTTTTAAGAGCAGCCGTAGCAGCATCTTTAGCCATCTGTGCTTGTAGTTTATCTCTTTCAACTTGCAACTTCATATTCTCAATTTCAACAAGTTGTTGTTCTGGCGTTGGTTGCATTCCTTGTGGATTATTAGCTTGAAGAACTTGCTGTGCAGCTTGTGCCATAGCAAACTCAATCATATCAGGTGTAATAGGTTGATCTTGTGGTACTTGGTCTTTCATTGTTAGAGCAACACCTTCAACCTGTTCTTTATATTTCATTACAACATGTTCTTGAATATTAGCTTGCAATATAGGAACAACTGCTGCCATTAATGGTTGACCACCAGTTGTTGGATCTTGCATGAAAGCCATCTTAACTTGTATGTGAGCATCATGATTCTGACCGGGAAAAGCTCCAATAGGTTCACCCTTAATTGCAACTTGAATATCTGATAAAGGATCAAGTGGCATAGGTTTCTTTTCAGGTGGAAGTATCTCATCTAGATTAGGCATATTAGCTGCTTCTAGAATAGTTCTGTTTAATGCTTCCATATTAAACATACCGGGAGGAGCTTGTTGTGCTAATTGTAGGGCTAGTTGAGACAACATCATTCGGTGAGCATTAGAAGGAATATTGGGGTCGCTTACTGGGACAATATCAACTCTTCCATCAAAATCTCTTTTTAGAACTTGGCGTGATACTCCCGGCACCTCAAATGGATATTCATTAGGCAGATAATCATGATTAATCTGAGCTAATATTTTTAGTTCATCTTTCTGCGATTTATGAAGCCTTTTGTGAATGGCAGAGAAGAATTTACTACTGGCTTCTAGTAGTGCCATCGTAGTACCAACGGGACCATAAGAGGCAGCGTCAGATACTACTTGCTCTGTTGTATCGGCAAACTTTTGTCCTGCACCAATAACAAAATTGAGCATTGACAAAAGAGTATTGGATGGCTCTTTATAAGGCAACGGAACAATAGACTTAGTAAGGTCCATTCCAGTTGCTTCAATCTCCTTAAACTCACCGGGAGATATTGGATCATTATCACCAACAATTCTTACACCTTTTGCTTTAAACCCTCCCGGTAGATTGGCGAATTGACCCGCATCCACTAACGCTCTCATTGCTGCTGTAGCAGTCATTGTTAGATTACCAAGGAAATGAATCAATCCTAGTCCGTAGAAACCAAAGCCCGGTACATACTTGTAATGAACAAAGTGCATTACCTTTTGTTTTGTTTTATCGTCAGGTCGATAGTTTCTACGAATACTTAAAATTTGTTTTGATTGTTCTTCAATTGTTACAATATATGGTAAAGACACACCCTCCTCATGTTCAGGATCTTCAGGTAATTCTAGATAACAATGTTGTTCCAAAAGAACATACTGATAATCAGAATCAGATGCTTGTGAAATACCTAAAACTGTGTCTAGCTTTGTTGCCATAGAAGACTGTTCAGGAACATATGCTTCAGGCAAATCAATATCTTTATACATTCCTGCATCAATCTCTTTCATAAGATCAACAGGACTTCTGTATATTACATGAGTATATCTATCTGCTTTTCTTAGATCACTAGCATAGTAAGAAACATAAAACTGATCAATAGGAACAAACTCAGATACAGGACGCTCTAGTGAAGCATCATAGTATGTTTTCTTAAATGCTGAACCAATAATAGGTAGATGAAACAAAAGCCGTTCAGACTCATCAAAGTATTCAGGCATTTGTTCTGTTAGTTGATAGTTCATAAATTCTTGAACACGTTCAGCTTGATCAATCTTGTCAGGAGTTTGATTACCTATTATTTGAGATTTAACTGGACCTGCCGCAGGAAATAACTCAAGAGAAGCTTTAGACTGAAACTTAACTGCTGACTCTATAAGTAATGGATGAACAGCAGTACAAGCACCTTCAAATGGTTCTGTTGCATCTTGAAGCTTTAGACCTAATAGATCAAAGCCTCTTTCAAACATACTTTCCCATTCACTTCTTGAATCTTTATCAGACTCAAAGTTATCATAAACTTTAAAAGCAATTTCTTCTAGATTAGTATCATCTATTTTATCAGCTAAATTTTCAAACCATTCTTTAATATCTGGCTTTGTTTCAATCTCAATACCTTCATCAAAACTTACAACTACACCACCATCAGGATCAAGATCAAAGCTAACATTCTTTTCAATATCAACAGAAGCACCTCTACTAGCATCAATCTCTATAATCTCTGCTTGAGGTATTTGCTCAAATGGATTTTTTTCAACCGCCATTCTTATCTTCCTTTTTAGATATAAATCTTCTATTTAGAGTTTTTTACAATTGATGCACCAAAGTAAAGTCCTACTATTGCAGATACTAAATGAGTATCTAAAGGTGTTAGAACTAATCCTTTTAATGCTTGCCATTTTGTTATTTCAGTTCCTTCTGTAATAAAGAAAAAGCCCGGATTAAATTGAGTATATCCTACGGTAACTAAAACATCAGGCCAAAAGACTGCTACAAACTTAGGCCAAACAATAATGGCTAATACAGCAGAGATTGCAATAACTCTTCTTGTAATCTGAAATCCTGTATTCTCATAACGTCTGGCAAGATCGGTTGCCTTTGATTGTTCTTGTAATCCTTTAATAGCTCTACCGAAAGCTTCTTGTTTTGCTTTCATACTTTGTGACCAAAGAGCCATGACTCCAGATAATAATCCAGAGCCTAGCATTGTAACAAGTTCTAGAGGAAATCCCATGCACCTATCCCTTTTGTAATTAAATTATTATAACATTAAACTCTCCAGTATGCAACTTTCTTTTGTCTGCGAGGGTTTACATCATCTTCCCAACTAGGATCATCTGGATGAGTTATGTGCCATGACTCTTTCATATAATGCACAGCCATAGCTAAAGCATCTACCTGATCATCATGGCGACCATTTGGAAAACTTAAAAGTTCTTCTACAAGATCATCTGCCCATTTTTTATTTTTAGGCATCCATAGTCTTCCTGCTTCTAACACTGGACTTGCCGCATACACTCTTGCTACTTTATCTCTATCTGGTGTGTATTCTAGAATAGGCAAGCCACTTCGACGTAAGTCTTGTATAAGTGATTGACCACTAGCTTTCTTTTCTACTATACAAATATCTGGTCTATATTCTTCGTATAAGTTTTGTGCAATCTTTCTAAGATCAGGATACTCAAATCTACCTCTGGTATTTCCTAATAGAATTAGATTACTAGCAATATACTCTTCTCCTTCATAACTTTCTTCGGGCATCTGAAAGATACCCCACGTTTGAATAACAGAGAAGTCAGCACTACTCTTTGTAGAGAATGCTGTATCTAAAGTTTGTATTACAAAGTCACAAGTAGGAGGATCACCATACTCCCAATGTTGTATCCACCTTTTCTTTATTATACCACCTTCTTCTGGTGTGGGGTTTTGCATATACAATGAATCCCAATATCTTGATCCATTGCTTGCAATAATCTCTTCCTCATCTACTCGTAATACCTCATCAGGTTTCCACTCAGGAAAATAAGAACTACCCACAGGTAGTCCTAAAAGTTCTGATGCTTCTTCATCTACCCATGCAGGAATACGAACTACCTCCCATTTATGAGTGGCATCCATATCCATTATCTCTTCTTGCTTTAGTAGCCAACCACACAAATCATCATGGTGGTATCTGGTATTGATAATCACAATAGACCCGTTAGGCATAATACGAGTACGCAAACCAGCAGGATACCATTCCTTAATATACCGCCTACCCGCTTCAGAGAAACTATCTTCTTCTGACATAGCATCATCTAGTATTGCTATGTGCGCTCCTCGTCCTGCAATCTGTGATCTAACACCAGCAGCATAGTAAGTACCGTTAAGATTTGTTTTCCATTTACCTGCTGCCCGTACATCTGATCTTAGCTGGACATTTGGAAATATGTTTTGAAACTGATCAGTGTTTACAACATCTCTAACTGATCTACCAAAGTCACTGGCTAGCTGATCACTGTGAGATATTGTCAGTATCTCATGTGTTGGATTGTTTCCAATGTACCATGCTGGGAATATCTTAGAACATATGACAGACTTAGAAGATCGAGGAGGAAGAAAGACCATAAGTCTTTTTATTTCTCCATCTTTTACCTTCTGAAGTTTATCTGATAATAGTTTTATATGCCTACCCATCTTCCAATCAGACACAAGAGTAGGTGCAACCATACGAACAAAGGACAAAAAGGTATCTTTTGACTCTTTTAGAACAAGATCATCCATTAATGTACTTAATGTCATTAACGTATTGACAGAGTTATCCTGTTCTTTTATAGATTCTGTAGTAATCTCCATAGATATCCTTTAGTATCTCTAAAGAGATACTATAAAACCTTTTAAATAAAAATTAAAAATAATAATAAATAATTATTCTTTAGAATCTTTAGAGATATTATACAGTACTATAAAGATTCTGTCAATACCCGGCTCAAAAAAATTAAATATTAATCATCATAATTTTATTTGGATGAAATGACCCTTGTATTTTTGGTAAATATATGAGGGTACTGTTTTATATATATATGTACGCCCGCAGTTTTTTTAGTGGGGGGGTAGTATATATAAAATCTCTAAAGATTTTACAAAGATCTGTGATATATTTGCAACAGCCCCCTAAATATCTGTGATATTTATGTCATATCTCTAAAGATTCTGTAAGAATCTTCAGAGATAAAATAAAATTCACCATCCAAACTTTTATTTTTTATTTTTAGAGAGATCAAAGTGATCTCTAAAAATTAAAAATAATATTTAATATCAACCGATTAACCACCAACAACCAACTGTTGCAGTTATGCAACAACTGATGAGATTCGACTAGCCTTTGATGAAAGGCTTGACAAGCTATGATGAAACTAATTAATAATCTTCTTAGTGAGTTCTTACGAACTAAGAAGATGATTAATTAAATAACTGGAGAGAACACCATGACCAAGATTGATGCAATTAATTTCGATTATTCTGACCTTGATGTTGTAGTATCTTGTTTTGAACATCCTAATTCATTCGATATTCACAATTCGGTCACTGGAGAACATATCACAACTTGTTGTGATCTAGCTGAGGCTGAGTACTACTTGTCAGCAATGAGGAGCTAATCAAGGGTAATTAAATAATATTCTTGTAGAGTATCTTACGATACAAGAATATTATTAATTAAGAAAGGATTTGAAATGAAAATTCATATGAATATGAATCGAGATTGTATGGGTTGGCCGCACTACAAACCAAACTGTGACAAAGCAAAGCTCTTTACAAAGCTTTTGGATCAAAAGACTTTGACTCCTGACAACATGTATATTCTACAGAAACTTGGTATCGAAGTTGAAATAGATGACGGCTCAGGAACTGGTTTTTATACCTTACAGAGTCTGTAAGGGTAATTAAATAATATTCTTGTAGAGTATCTTACGATACAAGAATATTATTAATTAAGAAAGGATTTGAAATGAATTACTTGATGCTAGTTGTTGGGGGAACTTTACCGTTGCTACTGACTATGATCGCTTTCTACACAACATAATGAAAGGAATTAATCAAATGAAAATTCAAATGAAGATGCGAACAGATTACGGCCAGCCCCGCTACTACCCAGTTTGTGACAAAGCAAAGCTTTTAACCTATAGACTTTTAGAGCAA